TTTAGTGCAGCAATATCCATTTTTTGGGAGTTTGTCCTTAAAAATTTTATCATGTTCTTTCTAGCCGTGTTTGAAGTACAGACACAACCGCTACCAAGTATGGATATGGAACAACTCATGCCGTTAGTCATGGCGCTTTTGGGCATGGCGGGCTTGAGAACTTTTGAGAAGTCTAAGAAGATTACCAAGTAATGTACCAGTTAGAAATATTTACATATAAAATTATTAATAAAATATATAAACTATTTGAAAAAGAAAAACCTAAAGATGAACATGAAGTTCACTGGGGTATAGGAGGTAAGTAATGTTTGAAAAACTTAAGGAGAGAATAAAAGAACACGAAGGATTTAGGTCTTATGTTTATAAGGATTCATTAGGATTCGCAACCATAGGATACGGTCACTTGGTAACGAAGGAGGACAACTATGAAGAAGGTGTTGAATATAGTAAAGAACAATTGGAAGCCGTCTTTGAAGATGATTTTCAAAATGCCTGTGATTGCGCTCAATTGGTCGCTGACAGTTTTGATATCAATCTTGACGAGCATCCAGAACCTGTTAAAGAAGTTCTTATAGAGATGACATTTCAGTTAGGTGTTGGAGGGGTAAGTAAGTTTAAGAAATTTCTTGGACACTTATCCACCAGCACCTATCATCTTGCGTCGGATGAGATGCTCGATTCGCGTTGGGCAAAACAGACCCCGCACCGTGCAGAGAAATTATCTTATGCCATAAGGGCGCTTGCAGATTAATGTATGTTAAAATTTGTAATCCTATTTCAGTTATGTTTAGCAGGGGGAATAGACAATCCTGCGGATGTACAGTGTGTTAGGATTATAAGCGAACCCATTTACACTAACAGATTAGATTGCGAACTACAAGCCAAAGAAGTAGGCAAGTGGGTGCAAGATGAACTTGATCAAATAGGCGGAGCCTCCGTCTTATATGCCCGTTGTGTTAATACATACACAATGGATTATCTAGAACAATTTAAGTAGTGGCATTTCTTGTAGCAAATGTTCCACCTATTGAAGTCCTTGTTAAGAAAGAGTATCTCTATGACTTTCAGAGGGGGCACGGTGAGTATGAACCAGGAATCTGGATCACCGTTAAATCTATACAAGGTCGCGCATTATATTTCGAGACCTATCTCTATGAAACGGGAGCTCTATATGATAAGCTACCTATCTCGGCTTTTGTCTGGAAAGAGACGAAGGAAGAGATGGAACTCGAAGACCTAGAGCTTTGGGATTGTTTTAGCTACCACATCTCAGTTATACAAAAGGTGAGTATAGGGTCGGGGAAATGTAAATACAAGGCTCCAAACGGGAATTTTTATTTTGGGGAGTATTTATATACTATAGATAGTTGTCATCCAGACTACAACATACCAGATATTGGGTATTCTGAGGTACCTACACAACATAAGTCCTTTAATATAATACAATTAGACAACGGGTATTTCGCCGCTCAGCCTAACAATCGGGTAATATTCTATGACAAGTCTTTATCCCCAAAGAAGATGAGGTTCCCAGACTATAAGGTTTCAACTATTGAATATGGTGTGGAAAATAAATCTAAGTATACAGCGGGTGATGATACTAATTTCTTTTATGAGTTCGAAGAACAAAGCTAGGCAAGAAGCCTAGCCTATTCCTCTTTTAGATTACTTCTGTGGTATTCTTAATACGTTAGGGAAGTATTGATTTTCTTTGTAGAAATTAAAAGCCCAGTACCAATCGTCTTTATATTCTGCTCTCGCGTACTGTTCTAATTCTGAGTCTCCGTCTGTTCCTGCAGTATTAAAGATGTTTAAACATCTATTAACAAATGAGTTAGTTACGGAGAAAGTTCTTGGGTTTGCCATAGTTTCTCCTTTATTGATATTTCAGCCAAGGCTCTCCAGTAGTCCTTGTCTTTGATGGGGAGTGTAGCAAACTTTTGTTTAGAAGTCAAGCGTTTGTTGCTGAATAGCAGGTATAGCTTTTTTGCAAGGCTATCGTATATAGTTTTTTGTGGATAAGTATTTTGATTTGTCATGTCTCTGTAATTAAAAAGGAGCTAGTATTTCTACCAGCCCCTTTGTACGGTTGTGGAAAAAAGAGTTCCCCAAACTGTTTCTAAATATTGCATCTAGAAGAAGTAAGGTTCTTCGTGCCCCCCTGTCTCCAGTTTTTAAGCGAAAGGTCATATGAATTAACACATGAATGCCCTATATAATGTTATAACTATATCACAAGTTAAACAATTTGTCAAGAGGAAAATGCATCACTCCAGTCTCCTTGAACTGCGCCCTTTGCGTACTCAGTAGCCCTAGTTTCAAAGAAGTTTTCGTGTGCCTGCCCATTGACAATGTAGTCTACCCACTCTAGTGGGTTTGATTTTACTCCGTAGTTAGGCTTTAAACCTAGCTGAAGTAATCTTCTGTCCGCCATGTAGTGTATATAGTTCTTAACTTCTTGTGGAGTTAATCCTTGGACTGGTCCTTGTTGGAATGCCAAGTCAATAAACTTCTCTTCAAGAGTTACCATATCTCTACATATATCATACAATGACTTTTTAAATTCATCATTCCATATGTGCGGCTTCTCATCTAATACTGTATGTAAAAGTTTAATCATGTTTTCAACATGGTGGTTCTCATCTCTGATTGACCACGCTACGATTTGCCCCATGCCTTTCATTTTGCCGAAGCGCTGAAAGTTTAGTAGCATAATGAATGATCCAAACAACTGCAGTCCTTCACCGAATGCAGAGAACACAGCCATGTCACGAACGATCTTCTCTTCTTCCGTGCCCCCTTTGCTTTCCCAGAGATAGTTATGTTTGTCTGCCATCTCCGCGTACTCTTGGAATGCTTTGTACTCTCTATCATCCATACCAATGGTATCGTTTAGTAGTGAATAACTATGCGCATGGTTAGCCTCCGACGTAGCAATAGCGGATAACATCATACGCACTTCTGGTTTCTTGAACATGGGTATATACACATCCATATAGGCTTGTGCAATATCTACGTCACCTTGTGTAAAGAATGTTAGAATCTGTTTCACTAGATTCTTTTCTGCATCATTCATCTTTGAGTTCCAATCATTTACATCTTCATGTAAAGGAACTTCACTGGGTAACCAGTGCATCTTCTGTTGTTGATCATAGGCTTCAAACGCCCATGGATATTCAAATGGTTTGTAATATTCTCTGCCTTCAAATACTGACATATATTCTCCTTATGCTTCACAAGCCACACATGCGGCTTCTTCTTGTTGATAGTCTTGTCTAATAGTTCTTTCTATCTGACTGGATAGATTCTCTACTTTCTTTAACGCTTGGCTTCTCATGTAGTAAAGTGTTTTGACTTTACCTTTCCACGCTCTCAAGTGAATACCATGTAATGTTTTGGTGTCCACATCTGGCGGTAAGAACAAGTTTAAACTTTGTGATTGACAGATGTATTGCTGTCTATCCGCCGCTAAATCCACCAAGTGTCTCTGATTCATTTCAATTGCAGTTTTAAATACTGCCTTCTCTTCATCAGATAAAAAGTCTAAGTGTTGTACACTACCCCCATTAGTCACAATAGATTTCCAAACTTCTTTATTGTTTCTATCATGCTTTAACAATACTCGTTCTAAGTATTTGTTTTTCATAAGGAAGGTACCACTTAAAGTCTTTTGAGAAAACGCGTTGGCGCGTAGTGGTTCTATGGATGGAGAAGTTCCCCCGCAGATAACAGACGAAGAAGCATTAGGAGCAATGGCGATGACATGAGAATGTCGTAGCCCTGTGCCCTCCATGTCTGCAGGAGAACCCCTTTCCGCCCCGAGCTTTTCATTAGCAGCTTGAGCCTCGTTATGGATATGCTTGAATATAAAATCATTAATGTCTTTAGACTTTTCACCATCCATTGCTACTTCTCTTTTCTGGAAATAACTATGTAGCCCCATTGTACCTAAGCCAATGGCTCTTTCACAACGCGCGGAATTAACTGCACGCCACATGTAAGAGGGGGCACTTGTAATGAAATGCTCTAAAACATTATCAAGCATACGTACCAAATCTTCTATAAATAATTTATTATCTTTCCACTCATCAAAGTATTCCAAGTTCACGGAAGATAAACAACACACTGCAGTTCTATCTTTTGCTGTGGGTAATGTAATCTCGGAACATAAGTTAGAGTGATTGAATTTTAATCCTAGTTTCTTTTGGGATTCGGGTAGCGCCGCATTGACTGTATCAATAAATGAAATGTACGGTTCGCCCGTTGCGATTCTAGTTTCCAGAATCTTAATCCATAAAGTTCTAGCATCAATAGTTTTAATAACTTGTTTAGTGTGCGGGTCAATTAGATTCCAAGCCTCACCTTTCTGGACAGCTTCCATAAAAGCATCCGTGACATTGATACCATGGTGTAAGTTTAAATTCTTTCTATGAATATCTCCACCTGTAGGTTTTCTCATTTCAATAAACTCTACAATCTCTGGGTGAGATACATCCATGTATGATGCATAACTACCACGTCGTGTTGCGCCTTGATGGAACGCAGTCATCTGAGAATCCACCACATGCATGAAAGGAATCACACCTGTAGTTTTATTACCAATACTTGTAGCCATACCTTGGGATCTAACATTACCCCAGTATCCACCAATACCACCGCCCATGCTAGACAGCCATATGTTTTCAGTATAGTGATCTGCTAAACCTTCACGTGAATCATCTACATAATTTAAGAAGCAGGATATAGGTAGCCCTCGTGTTGTTCCCCCGTTAGATAAGATAGGTGTTGAAAACATAAACCATAACTTACTAGCGTAATCATATAATCTTTGTGCGTGGGCTTGGTCATCAGCAAATGTTTTTGCCGCCCGAGCAAAGCCATCTTGAGGACTAGCCTCAGTGGGTAGTAAGTATCTATCTTTAAGTATTGTTTTGCCAGAATCTGTCAAGAGTTCATCGCGAGAGTAGTCTATATTTATTTTCATGTATGCTCCTTTATTAATTTTGA